GTCGGCCACAGCCTTCTCCCGGGCGGCCTTCTCCTCCGCGTCCGCATCAGCGCGCTCCCGCGCTTCAGCCGCCACGGCTTCCGTCCTGTCGGACACCTCCTTGTCGATACCTTTTTGCAGCAGGGCCTCGGCTATCAGGGCGCGGCTCCGCTCCTCGGCCACCGCGTCCGCTATCCACTCCCTGACCGCCGCACCGAACGGCACGTCCAGCGGCTTGACCAGCCACTGCCCGCCGCCCCAGACGAGCCATGACAGCTCCGTCACGGACGCGCCGCCGCAGTTGCGGTAGACCCCCGCCTCCGAGGCCAGCCACGCGAACCGCTGGTCGGGCTCTCCCGGGTCATCGTCAGGCCCGAGCACGCCGGCCACCTGGTAGCCGGCCCCGAGGCTCCTGACCATAGCCTCAAGGACATCATGCAGCGTCTGGCCGGTGATCTCCCTCCGGCCGTTCGCCTTTATGCGGTCGTCAATGGCCGCGATTAACTTCGAGTAGTTCATATCGTCGTAATTGTTATGAATTTTCCGCGCACACAGTGCCCTGAGCAGCTCCGATATACACATTTGCGAACACGCCGGCGCACTCGTCGGCAAATCTCTGGTTGAACGTCTGATAGGTGACGGAGTTCGCGATGAAGAGCCGCCCGTCACCTTCCACGGCCCTGAGGATGTCGGCGAGGGTGTCCACCCCTACCGACTGAATTTCCAGCTCGTTCGCGCGGTCGGCCGTCAGCCTGTCCACGTAGAAGAGCGTGAACGCGTAGGTGACCAGCGGGCTCCCGGCCTGCTGGACGTGCAGCCCCTGCGTCCACCCGAACACACCGTACCGCGCCGACGGCATCGCCGACAGGCGGAAGATGTCCTGCGGCACCACCGTCTCCACGGACGGCTGCGCCAGCGCCGCGCCCTCCAGCGCGGCCACCACCTCACGGAGCGTCATCTCCTGCGCCCTCCCCGGCGCTTGCCTCTCGGCCCTCCGAGCCATACTCCGCAGGTGGCGGCGCTCCGCAGGTTCGACCCGATGCGCGCGCACTGCGCCTCCGTGAGCTCCGGGAACTTCTCCCGACGCTCGAGGAGCCAGTTCTGCAGGTCGAGGCAGCACCCGTCCGCCTTCGCCTGCCAATACGACTGCGTGCGGCTCAGCTCCTCGACGCTCGCCCCCTGGTGGTTGTCGTCCGTGTCACGCACCACCCCGAAGTTCGCAACCTTGAAGGACACCTTCCACAGCACCTCCACCACGGACGTGTAGGCGAGGAAGTACTGGCAGCGCCGCAGCAGGTCGCGGTAGTCCGGTTCGCTGCCGTCATACGCCGCCAGGAAGTCGTCATTGAAGTCCCCGTTGAAGTCCGCCCGCACGAGCGTCTTCAGGCGCGCCAGCAGCGCGTCCCCGAGGACGTTGCGCAGCTGCGTGTCCTGCGCCTCCCGTATCGCCGGGAGCAGGTACTTGCCCGCGAGGTTGTCGCTGATGCTCGTTACTGACTTCACGAATTTCTCCGAGGTCAGAAGTATCTCCACCTGTGCCGCCATCACCGCACCTCCTTCTCCGTGCCGTAGTCCAGCGAGAACGGCGTTATCGTCAGGACGCCCGTCTGGCCGTAGATGCGGTCATAGGCGTCACAAATCAGCTTCTGCATCGGCCGCACCGCCGTGCGGTTGTACAGGCGGAAGCTCTCCTCGTACTGCTCGTTTGCGAAGCCGTTCCCCTCCGTCGGGATGCCGAACAGGTTCGGGTTCGCCCGGAACGCCGTGAACAGCTGCTGCCGCGAACGCTCCGAGAGGGCCTTGTAGCGGTCGCCGAAGTCCTCCACCGTCGGGGACTCGATGGTCGTGGCCGTGTCCTTCGAGTTGTTCCAGCTGAACAGGATGCGCCCCGCGTTGGCGTGCCCGCTGAACTTCTCCGTGAACTCGTCCTCGATCTGCTCCTTCATCTCGTCACCCGGGTCGCCGTTGTTGAAGTTCACTATCTGCGAGCTCGTGAACCCGTTGTCCAGGGAGTTGAGGTGGAAGTCGTCGATGCCGCGCTCTATCTCCCCCGCCTTGACGGCGGAGGCGAACTTCGGCACCGGATAGACGCGCCGCCGCACCGTCTTCACGAACACGATGCTCGACGCGTGCAAGCTCCGCCCCTCCTCGTCCAGCGACGCCCAGTCCAGCGACGGCATGAACACCGGATAGCGCACCGTCTCGTGCGCCGTCCGCTTCGCCCAGTCCTCGCACCACCAGAAGACGGTGTTGTCGCGGTTCGTGCGCAGGCGGCGGACGTCGATGTAGTAGATCTCCGCCGGGCGTCCGTCCCGCCCCCTGATGACCTGGAGCGCGAAGCCCCCGTACAGGTTGAGGTCGGTGGCCACGTCACGCAGCTGCTCCTCGATGGTGTCCCCCCGCAGGTTCATCGCCGACGGGGCCAGCCCTCCCCGGAGCTGCATTATCTCAGTGCCGTCGCCGACGATGAAGTCCACCGTGCCGTCGATGATGCTCTGGAGCGTCGGCACATTGTCGTAGAGCTCCGTCAGGTACTCGGGGTACAGGTTGCCGTCACCCCACTCCACAAGGCCGTCCCGGCCCCTCGCCACCTTCTCCCGGGGAGACGCGATTTTCGTCTCCAGATACGGGTCGAGGGCCGCGAAGCTGACCGCCTTGCGCTTGATTTCAGTCGTTGCCATATTGCTTGTAAATTATCTCGTTGTCCTCGTTCTCCTGCCGGTCGCCGCCGTAGTCCCCGACCACGGCCACGCCGGTGCACAGCTTGTCGCCGTCGGCGTCAAGGAGGTCGTATTCCCACTCCCCGTCCGGGCGCCCCCACGCCTTGCGCGTCTCCGGGAGGGACACGCGGATCGTGTCGGTCACCGCCCCGGACGACACCACCTCCACCGCGGCCTCGCACACCCGGTGGTCGATGCAGCTGCGGAGCCTGAGCCTCGCGGGTGTCCCCGCCCAGCTCTTCACCAGCCGCAGCTCCTGCGGCCCGCTTGTGTTGCTCAGATATATCATCCTGTCGCTTTTACGTGTGTATATGTCCCGCGCCCGTTCCGTAACCGCAAAGGGGCGTCCCCCGAAAGGGACGCCCCGGAAAGGAAAAGAACATGGAAGAATTTCAGTCCGTGATGGTCGACAGGTCGACGCCTCCCTCCCCGGTGAGAATCTCGAAAGGCATCTCGAGGGAGGTGTCCTGGAGGGTGATGCTGTACCCGTTGCGGTCGCTTCGCGCGGTGCCCGTCTGCCCGTCCCCGGCGGAGGCCATGACAGGCTCGTCCTTGCCGAGATACCAGAGCAGGCCGTTGGCGTCCTTGACGATGCAGGCCAGCTCGCCGGCGGCGAGGGCGGACATCTCCACGCGCTTCGCCGTCTCCATCCGGTTGAACGGGAGGACGAGGTCGCTCTGGACGTAGGTCACGCCGTTGGGCTTGTCGATGGTGTAGGTCGATGTCAGGCTCCCCGCCTGACGGGCGAAGCTGTAACCCTTGAACTTCGCGGACGCGGCCATGGTGATCGCGTTTATCTTGCCGTCCTTGACGGCCACGGCGGAGACGTCCGCCGCGTTGGCTATGTACACCTCCACGATGCCGCCCATCGAAGGGGCGCAGTCGCGGGCGATGCCGCCGAGTGTCTGTGTGCAACTCATGTGTCTGTCTGTTTTATGGCCGGAAGACAAAAGGGCGGGGCACCGCCCCGCCCCCTGTCCACAAGCCGTGCGTTAAACTTGTCTATGCCGCCGCCTTCGTGTTGAAGACGTGTGAATCGTCGGCGAGCTTGGCCACGTTGGCCGCGATGCTCTCGACGCCCGCCGGGCTGGCCGGAGCGGCGGCGAAGGTGCCGACCACGCAGAGGTCAGGGAACGCCACCTGCACGCCGGAGTTCCAGAGCACCTTCAGGCGGAAGACGTCGTGGTCTTCGGAGTACCACAGGCGGATATCCTCCTCGTCGCCCTGCATGTCGGTGCCGTAGATGAGGTTGCGGGCGAAAGTGCCGACAATCTTCAACGACCCCTCAAGGCCGTAGGTCTTGACCACGCGGCACGCGGTGCCCGGGATCACGATCTCGGACGGCTCCTCGTTCTGCGGGCCGCTGTAGTGGTAGAGGTTCGCGGCCACGAGCTCCAGCGCGAACTGGTCGAAGATCTCCGGCGCCACGAAGATGGACGCGCCCCTCTTGCGGGCCTCGGTCGGCAGGGCCTTGAACACGGCGATGACGCCGGCATAGGCCGACGAGCCGGCGGCGATGGCCACCTCCTTCGCGGTGCTCTCCCCGGCGAGAATCTTAAGGAGGCCGTCAATCCACTTGAGGTCGGCGTCGCTGGTCTTGGTCTTGTCACCCTGCCATACGAGCTTCTCGATCTTGTTGTTGAGCACGTCGGTGACGCCCTGCATCACCTCAGCCTCGAACGGGAGGCTCTCCGCGTTGGCGTTGTTGCGCACGAGGTACTCGGCATACTTGCCGATGAGGGTGCGCGGGCATATCTCCATGTTGACCTTGATAGGCGGAGCGTTCAGCAGGCGCTGCGAGAGCTCCACGTCACCCGCGGCGCTGAAGCCGCAGGCGGTTCCGTCCTGGAGGGTCGGGTCGACATCGAGGAAATTCACATAGGCGTTGAGCTTCACGCCCGTCTGGATAGTCATCTTCTCCCTCGTGCCGGCACCGGCGAGGGCGAAGGTCTTGAGCAGGATGTCCCTGTTGGTCTGTACATAGTCCGGCAGGGTGTTCACAAGAAAATTAACGTTTGCCATAATTGCTGTTTTTTGAGTGTTTGTCGTTCTTTATTTCCCGGCCTCCAGGATGGCGGCCAGACGGTCGAGGCCCTTGTTGCCCGTCCGGGCATACTTCACGGTGGTCTGCACAACCTCCTTCACCGGCTTCGCCAGCGGCTGCGCCTTCAGCTCCTCGACCTGACGGCGGAGCTTCGTGGCCTCGGCCTGCGCGGCGTCGAAGTCGTAGTCCACCGGCACGAATGCCGGCTTCACCTCGGTCTCGGCGCCGAGGGTGACGGAATCATCCTCCCCGCGCGTCACCTCGATGCGCACATATTTCGGGTTGTAGTCCTCGTCGTAGGTGCAGATGACTGCATGGTCATCCGCCGCTTCGGCGACATAGAAATCCTCATAGCCCTTGTCGGCTATGGCTTCCGCGAGCTGCATGACCTTCTCGTCGTAGGTCTTCTCATACGCCTGCCGCATGCGCCTCGCGGCCACCTCGGCGCGGTCGTCGGTGATGTCCTCCACCTTGCCGTCCTTGACCTTGATGACCTTGCCGTCTGCGGTGACGTACTCCCCGTCCGGAGCGGCCTCGCGCTCCCCGTCCTCGCCGGTCACGAACACCTCGTCCCCGGCTTTCAGGTCGCCGTCGCCGTCCCACGACAGGCGTCCCTTGTCAGTGTCCACGTCTCCGAACTCCTCCTCGGTGGTGGACACCTCGGCGTCCGGGTCGCGGATTTCGCTCACCTTGCCGTCCGCCACGACTATCGTCTTGTTGTCTGGGGTCTTGTACTCCCCGTCAGCCGCCTGCGACGTGGTGCCGTCCTCCGCCTCCACGGACACGGCGTCCCCCTCCTTGAGGTCGCCGTCACCGTCCCAGACGAGGACGCCCTTGTCGGTCGTCACGCTGCCGAACTGCGCCAGCACCTTGGCCAGCGCAGCCTTGAATTTTGATATTCTCATCTTCGATGAATTGTTAAGTTGCCTCCTGTACTCCCCGGCACGGGCCGCGTCCCTGTCGACCCTGTCCTGGTTGCGGTCGGGCACGTAGTCGAACACGCCCTCAAGGCTGAAGCCCTTGTAGGTGCCGGCCTTCACCTCGTCCCACACCTCGTCGTTGGTGACGTGGAACTCCGCGAACAGCGACCCGTCGGCGATGTCCCCGAAGCCGTCGGGGCTGAGCCCCCTGTCCCCGTCCTTGAGGAACCACTGCACCATCTGCACGCCGTCCACATCGGAGCCCTTCCGGTGCATCAGGTTCACGTCATTCTGCCGCCCGTCCGCGAGGTACTGCTCCGCCATCTGTCGGATGGTGTCGCGGCGATAGATGACATAGTAATCCCCGTCCTTGTCGTCCCTGCGGTACATCGGAAAGTCCGCGCGCATCACCACGCCGAAGACCAGCCGCTTCTCCTCGTCCTCCACCCGGTACAGCTGCACCGCCCGCTCCGAGGCCATGGCCACGAAGCGGGAGCATACCGCCGGGTCGTCCACGAGCGAAATGCGGAGCATCCCCGTGCCGTCAGAACCGACGCGGGCGTCATAGACCGGGATGCCGTGAATGGTCGCCAAATTGTCCATCTTCCTGCTTTTTCCGGTAGTATATGCCGAGGGCCCCGTCTGTAACAGGGCCCTCCGTCAGAATGATGTCTCAGCCACCCGCGCCCGGGCGTCGTTCCTCTCCGCCTGCAGGTCGGACGCGAGGATGTACACGCGCGACGGCTGCTGCTGCCGCGCGTTCAGGCGCTCCGTCCCTCCTCCGGCGGTGACGCTCCGGACCTGCTCCAGGTTCAGGGCCGTGGACGGCGCCGCCTGCGCCACGCTGACCCCGGAGGCGCTGCCTCCTCCCCCGCCCGTCACGGAGGTGTTGCGTATCTGCGCTATCTGCGCGAGTCCCGCCGCCGTCACCGCCGCCGCCTGCACGGCACCGAGGATGACGCCCGCAGGGCCTTTCACGACCTCTATCGTGCCCGTGTACGCGGCTATCGCGCCGCTGATGGTGTCGATGGTCGCGGACGCTATGCGCATCGCCTTGATGCGCTCCGCCTGCTCCACCGAGACGTCCCCGTTGGCCTCGTACATGTCCGCGATGCTCCCGAGGATGGCGGACGTGGCGGACGCCGCCCCCTCCATCAGGGCCTTCTGCTGCCGCACGCGCTCCGCCATCGCGGCCAGCTCCGCCTCCTGCTGCTGCCGCATGCGCTCCTCAGTCTCAGCCATCTCGGCCAGCTCCGCCTTACGCATAGCGTCGATTTCGGACAGCACCTCGTCCACCTCGGCCATCGTCCCGGCGAGGTCTTCCTCGATGAGCGCGTCGATGGCCTTCATCTCCTCGGCCGCCGCCTTCCGCGCCTCTATCTGCTTGGCTATCGTCTTGTCCGTGGCGTTGATCATCGCGTCGGTGACCTTCGCCAGCTTCAGGCCTTCGCCTGCCGCCTTGCCGACCTCCGTTCCCGCGTCCTTGGCTTTCTTTTTCGTAGACCCAAGCCCGGCGGCGAATTTCTCCCCGGCCTCCTGCCCTGCCTTGAAGTTCTCGGAGAAATCGAAGCCTTTCCGGAACGCTTCCCCGACCCCTTTCATTGCGTCCCCGGCACTCTTTGCCGCTTCCTTGAACTGCCCCTTGAAGAGGTTCTTCGCCGCCTCCCCGAGGCCCTTCACCGCCTCGATGGTCGTGCGCAGCGGCGTCAGCAGGAACTGCAGGACGGTATTGCCCACGCCCACCGCCCCCGCGATGATTTTCTTGAACGACTCCCCGGACTCCCCGGCCATCTCCGTGAAGTAGCCTATCACCTTGGCCACGATTTCGGCCACCTTCTGGAGCGCGACCCCGATGAGGTCGATAATCGGCTGGAGCGCGTCCATTGCCTTGTCAATCGCCGCAAGCACCGTCTCGTTGTCCTTGAGGCTCTCGGTTATCTTCATGATGGCCGGGGCCAGCAGGCCGATGACGGCCAGCACCGGCTGCTTGCCGATGAGGCCGAGGGTCTCGCCCACCCTGCCAAGCTGCTCCTTGGTGCTGCCGAGCGTCGGCGGCATGCTCTTGAGGATGTCGCCCAGGTTCGTCAGCGCGCTCGTGTAGTTGCCCACGTTGCGCTGGTAGTTCCCCTGCATCGCGTCCATCTCCTTCAGACGGTCGTTCACCTCGTTGACCTGGTCGGCCAGCTGCTTGAACCGCTGGCGCCCGCTCTCGGTGCTCACGTCCGTGGAGCGCAGCTCCTCCTTCAGCGCCGCCATGCGGTGCACGAGCGAGTTGTATGTCTCGCTCGTCCCTGTCGCGGCCGCGGCGAGGTCGTCCATCGAGGACGAAGTGGCATACATCGCGTCCTTGAGCGCGTTCTGGTTCACCTTCAGCTCGCTGAGGGTCTCCTGATATTCCTGCGTCCCTATCTCCAGCTCCCCGAGCTGGCCCTTGAGCGCCTTGATGTTGTCCCGGAGGTCATTGACGCTCCTGACCGCCTCCCCCGAGTCCACCCGGACGATGGTGAGGGTCTCCATTGTATTCTCCGCCATAACTATCCCGTATAATTGATCTTGTCCTTCACCTGTACGAACTCGCACTCCGTGAGGTCGTCAGTCGTGAGGCTGTAGTTGATAATCTTGTTCAGGCTCCAGACGCAGCCGCCCCAGCTGTAGAAGCGGCGGAGCAGCGCGCCCCCCACCTCCAGCCCGGAGAGGTCGACCTGCGCCGTCAGCACTTTCGTGTCGCGGTCGAAGCGGTCGGCCACATACGCGTTCCACCCGCTGCGCCCGTAGAGCGTCACCGTCTTCGCCGGAGGGTCCGGGAAGCCCACCACCTGCGGCACCCCGAAGTCCAGCACCGGCACGCCCTCCGTGGCGGCGGCCGCGTCGTTGACCTTCCACCGGCGGAAAGACGGGAACCGCGTGATTTCCACGATGTCCGCCGACGGCTCCAGCGTGACGTCCCAGCACGGCACGCCGTCATTGAGGTCGAGCATCGTGGCCGTGTCGTTCGAGAGATGGAGGCGGACTGACACCGCGCCCTCCTCGTACGAAGGCGTCACCGCGAACGAGTCCAGGAAGAGCAGGGCCATCGACCCGTCCTCCGCCTTGCGGTCGTCTCCGCAGAACTGCGGCAGCACCGCGAAATGTCTCCCCGGCACCGCCTCGTCATAGTAGTGATATTGGGGGGCTGTGTCTCCGGAAGCCTTGCAGTCAAGCGTCTTGCCGGAAGAAGCATACAGCAGCCACGACACGCCGCCCTTGTACGCGAACTTGAGCTGGTATTCGATGCGGTCAGTCCCCTGGCCTGTCGTGAATTCCCGCCCCGCGATGAAATACAGGCCGTCCACGTCAAGCACGTCCGCCGCGCCCCTCAGCGCCGTCCCGGACATCGCCTCGGTGTCCTCGTCGCTGAACCCGTAGCCGGTGTTGACCCGCTGCGCCCCGTACTGCACGCCGTAGGTCTCATCGTACTGCTTCGCGAACGCGCCCGGCACCTCCCTCGTGCCGAATGTGTAGAAGCGCCTGTCCATCAGGTTCGGCCTGATGGTCACCTCTCCGGCAAGCCGTCCCTCCAGGTCGACGGCGTCTCCGCCCCCGGAGTAGTAGCGCGCCCTGTTCATCAGCGTCACCGTGGCCTGCCCGTCATCATAGACGAACATCCACCCCATCGCCTTCGCCACCGATATGAGCACCTCCGCCGGAGACGGCGTCCCCTTCAGCAGCTGCGCCAGCGTGGCCTCCGCCGGGTCGAAGCTCTTGCGGTCGAACAGAGGGAGCGTCAGCCACACGTCGTCAATCCACTTGTCCGCGCCCCCGAATGTCGCGCTGTCCAGCACAAGCTCGTAGCCCGTATCTTTCGACGAGTAGGCCACGCTGCGCAGGAACTGCCGGAGGTTGAGCACAGGCCGCTGGAGATAGGCGCGCAAGTCCTGCGCCTCCCACTCTGTCGCGCTCTCCGGGAGGTTGAGCAGGATTGTCCTGTCGACCTTCGCGGAGTATTCCACCCCGTCGACCGTCTTTGTCACATATAGGCCCGTATACCCCTTGTTGCCCGGCAGGACTGAAACCGGGGCCCTGTAGACCGCGTGCTTCGCGTCGAAGCCTTCCGTCGGTATGCCGTTCAGGCAGGGCGCGAAATTCAGAAGCCGGTAAATCGGGTACTTCGTCCCGGTGAACTCCGGGTCTATCGCGTTCCAGGCGTCCCGCACCGTCTGCGCCGTCAGCGACACCGGCTCCTGTTCCGGCACCAGCGGGTCGTCCTCGCTCCCCGGGACGAGCCACGTCATGTCCGCGAGGCTGCGCTTCTGCCCGTCCGTCCGGTTGGTCATGGCGTAAAAGAAGCCGCCCAACCCCCCGTAAAGGGTCACCGAGTAGGAGGCCACGCCTCCCGGGCCGGTGGCGATGCTGTCAAGCTTGAGGTATCCCCCGGAGACACGGTCGCCCGTATCGGCAACGAGGTCGAACGGCGTCCGCGCCAGCGGGTCGAACCCGCCGTCCGGTGTCACCCTGTCGGGTCTCCAGAAGTAGCCGAAAATCGCGTTGTTCGCCGGAGTGGCCGGGAGGGTCACGGACTGGCTGTAAGAATTCCGCACCGTGGCGGGACTGGACGCCTCGTCCTGCGTCCAGTTCATCAGCAGGAAGGAGGCGTCATCGAGGTCGGCGCGCTTCCCGGCTATGTAGAGCGTCAGCCGTCTCATCGCCTCACGAAATTAAGTGCCACACGCGCCTCGAAGTCGTAGCGCACCATCTGGCCGCCGTTCCCCTTGAACGTCTTGTACTCCACCGTGTCATCCGTCAGCACCAGCGGGACGAACCGCCCCGCCTCGCTCGTGGCCTGCGTGTCAAAGAGCAGGATGTCCGTCGAGTTGAACAGGCCACGCATCAGCGCGCTCCCGCGGTCGTCCAGCCACCCCGTGCCGAGGCGCACCGTCCGCTCCGTGACGTTGGCGTACTCGCGCTCCGCCCTCGCAGAGCCGTTCCCCCCGTAGGTATTCAGCCTCCCCGTCTGCACCGTGTACCGGCTCACGGAGTCGGCCTGCGGCGCGCCGTTGCGCACGGGCATCTGCTCCCAGCCGCCGTAGTCGTTCACCCAGTACAGCACATAGCGTGTGCAGTTCTCCGCCACGCGGAACGTCAGCCCGGCCACCTCCAGCACGTCACCGGGGGACGCGAACTCCGGGAGGGTGAAGACCCCCGTCCCGATGAGCGCGCCCGCCGGCACCGCCACCTCCCGCGTATATGCCGTCCCGTCCTTCCTCGTCCCGTTCAACGTGAGGGATGTGGCCGCGGGGGCCGTCCCCGGCTCCGCCATCATGGTGACGAACAGGTACTGCCCCGGCACCGCCTCCCCGGACGGGGCCATGGTCAGGGGGCGCGCCCTCTCCGTGAACTCCCAGTCGTAGCTCCAGTTCGGGTAGAACTCGACCGTGCCCTTCGTCAGCCACGCCGCACCCGTCGCGCTTATCTCAAGCGTGAACGCCACCGGGTTGTGCACGGTGAACTCCTCAACCTCGTCGAGCAGCGGCAGCGGCACCCGGAGGTGGTCGGCGCACACGCCGTTCATCAGAACCGCGCCCCCGGGATCCGCCACGCGCCCGTGGAAGATGATCTCCCCGTCCGCGCCGCCCTTGCGGATGCGCGTGTACACCGCGCGCCCCGTGTTGGACGCGCTCAATTCCGTATCTTTCCAGATTGGTGTCATATCTTCGTTTTCCGGGGAATATAAAACGCGGTGGGGTTGTACCTCACCGCGCCGCTCCGTCAGCCCTCAAAGACCTGCGTGACGTATTGCAGGGCATCCTTGCCCAGCGCCTCCGAGATGCGCGGCAGGTACCACGCCAAGACCCTGTCCACCGTGTCCTTCAGGTCGGGCTTCCCCTCCGTCCCCTCACGCGCTATCTTGCGCGCGATGAGGTACGCCAGCTGCTTCGGGGTCGGCACCCTGCCGTCCCGACCCGGGCGCGGGATGACCGGCTTTATCTGCACCCACTCCAGGATCTTCGACACCGGAGGCCAGTGCGGGCGTGTCCCGCGCTCGATGTACTTCCAATACTCCAGCATCGACATCTGCACCTCCCAGGCGTGCCCGTTGGCCTCCACCCGCGCGGACACGGAGTTGTACAGGGCGCGCGACGCCACCCTGTCACTGCGCAGCAGCTGGTCGCGGTAGTTGGTGACGAGGTCTTCGGCCATCTCCCCGAGCACCTCACGCAGGTGCGACGCGCTAAAAAGCATCTCAGTCTCCATCACCTCGCCCCCCTCCTGCGTTCAGCCTCCAGCCTCTCCCGCTCCGCCCGGTCGCGGCGGTAGCAGAGGATGTTCAGGAACTCCGTCGCGCTCATCTTCCAGACCTCCTCCCAGCTGCAGCGGCACGTCCCGCTGACCGCGTCGACGTTGGCGACCCATCCCCACTTCCGGTCAAACGCCTCCACATCGCCCGCACCTTCATCAGCCGCTTCCGCGTCTCCGTCCTCGCCGGCTCCGGCATCCTCTCCGCCTCCCGTTCCGAAAAGCTGAGGGAATCCTGAATTAATCCGGCGAACCGCCTCAAAAAAAAAGCCGACACCCGGAGCACCTCCTCCACGCTCATCCCCTCGCGGATGGCGGCCTGCACCTCCGCGACGTCATAGCCCTGGTTGTACGCGCACCCCCTCGGCACCATCAGCACCGAAAGCAGCTCCACGATGTGCTCGGGCTTCGTGCAGAACGTCTGGAAGTCCACGTACTGCGCGACCGTTATCTTGCGGGCGTCCGCCACCGGGACGAGCTCCCAGTCCCCGACGCGGTACACCTGCGCCGCGCGGCCGCCGACGTGCTCCGGCTCCGCCGACAGGAACGCCGACCGCTCGGAGAGCTCCCGGTACTCCGCGATCGGGAGATTGAGGATGTCCTCCGGGTGCCGCCCCGTCAGGATGGCTATCACACGGGCCTGCCGCTCCACCGCGTCGATGTCCTGCCGCGCGCCCTCGCGGCAGATGTCAAGGTAGCGCCCTATCGGGAGCGACCTGTAATTGTCAATCATGTCCATATATGTTCTTTCGAATCGTTATCCTGTACTGCCCCCTCCCGGCGTCCCTGCCGAACTTCGTCCAGACGGCATAGCGGAGCGCGTCGAGGAGATGGTTGAACCTGTCCACGGGCCAGTTCAGGGGGTTGCCGTCCCTGTCCTGCGCCCAGGTATAATTGCGCAGCTCCTCGATGAGGTCGAGGCTGTCCTTCGTCACCAGCAGCCGCCACCCCCTCATCCACTGGAGCTGGAACGCCAGCTTGTCGGACTTCACCGGCGCGTCCTTGTCGCACGGCATGATGCGGAAACCCGCCCGACGTATCTCCTCGATGGACTTCGGCTCGGCGCAGTCCGCGAACACCTCCACGTTGGGCGGCACCCCGTCCGCCTTGAGGTCGGCGACGATGTCCGAGTTCAGCATCCGCGTCCGGTAGCACCGCTGCCGGCAGTAGAGCACCTTGCGCCCCGTGTCGGCCAGCACCTGCACGCGCGCCGTCGGGTCGTTGGTGAAGCCGAAGTCCAGGCCCTGCACCTCCACGAGCGACGAGCGCTCCTCCGGCAGGGCGTCGATGGTGTCGAAGTCGTAGACCGTCCCCTCCAGCGTCCCGATCTCCCCGAGGCCGTACACCTTCCACCACTTCTCGTCCCCCCTGTTGCTCTCTATCTCCGCCACCTGGTCGGCGCCGAGGAAGTCGCGGTTGTCCTCGTAGGTCGTGCGGATGCACACGCAGTCCGCACGCGGCTCCACTTTCTCGATGGCCCAGAACATCGCCGCCGGGTTGTAGTCGAGGAGGATGAGTCCGGTGGTGCGGACGGCCAGCTGCCTGTAAGTCTCATAACGGATGTGGTTGCATTCGTTGCAGAACAGGCGCTTGCGCGCGGGGCCCATCACCTTGTCCGGGCTGTCCGCGCTGAAGAACTCCAGCCGCGCGCCGTTGGCGTAAGTCCACGTGAGGGTCGAGGCGTTCCACTCGCCGCACGCCGACAGGGGACGCCCCACGATCCGCTCGAAGTCCCGAACCGCGCCCCTCTTCAGGTGCGGGAGCGTCTCCGACACGACGGAGGTCACATCGCCCGGGCCGTCGGACATGGGAATGACGAGGTGGAGGAACTGCAGCGTGCTGTAAGTCTTGCCGGAGCGGGTCCCCCCTCTCTGGCTGATGATGCGCGGACGGCGCGCGGCCGCCGCGTACAGCTTCCAGAACACGCCCGAGAACTCCATGTCACACCCCGAGCTCCCCGATGTTCTCTATCTTCTCTCTCTCGTCCTGCGAGCGCACGACGATGGTGACACCGTCCCCGGCGTCCACCTTCTGGTCTATCTGCATCTTCGGCTTGCCCTTGATGCGTTCGAGCAGCCACTGCATCGTCGCCGCCGCCGTCCTCGGCGTGCAGAGGCTCAGCGCCATGACGCGCAGCGCCTGGTTCGGCGCCTCGTTCGCCAGCTTGCGGAAGTCGTCAAGCGTGGACTTCCCGAACGCCATCCTCGAGAGGTCGTCCAGGAACTTGTCCGCCATCTCCTCCGCGCTCTTCCTGCGGCGGCGGGCCTCTATGCTCTTCATCGCGGCACTCTGCGCCGCCTCTTTCGTCCGGAACCCGTTCTTCAGGTTCTCAAGGCATTTCGGATTGTAAGCCATACCGTTGCAATTTTCGTTGTCATCAAATCCAGCCCGACATCCGGGCCATCTCAATCTCTATATCCCGCAGGCGGTCGGCGTCCCCGGGCTCCGGCAGGTAAATCCCCTCCTGCGCCGCCCAGCGCTTCAGCCGGTCGACCGCCCGCGACATCTCCTCGACCGTGAGGGCGGCGCTGCTCCTGAGCTCCGTCACCTCCCCGAGGTACGGGTCGGCACGCTTCACCTCGAAGATGTCCGGATTGACGAGGCGCTTGAAGTACCACTCCTTCGCGTACTGGAGCGTCACCCCGGTCTCGATGGCCAGCGCGCCGAGCAGGGCGTGGAGGTAACTGTTCTGCGCCTTCGTCCGCCCGGTGCGCTCCGACAGGTCGACGGCCGCGCCCCTCTTCAGCAGGGCGGCGGCGCGGGCTTCAAAACGGCTGCGGTCAAGGTCACGGGAGAGGTCGTATGTCATGACGCGCCCCCTCCCATCTGCCTGATGGACTTCGGCCTCGGCGGCTCCGCGACCTTCACGGTGTCCGTCACCCGGCGGGGGCACGGCTCGTCAGACACCCCGCGCTCCTCGTGGAAGATGTAGCCGTACCAGCGGCACGCCCTGTAAGGCGTCCCGTCCGGGAACTCCCCCGTGACGCAGCGCAGGCAGCCCGCGCAGGATGCGCTCATCTGGTCGTACCACCTCATCGTCCCAGGCTCTTGATTATTTCGCGTTCGCGGTCTGACAGTTCCCAGACCGTTACCTTTTCCCTCTCGGCCTTTTCCCTCTCGGCCTTTTCCCTCTCGGCCTTTTCCCTCTCGGCCTTTTCCCTCTCGGCACGCAGGCGCTCCGAAATCAGGAGACCGGAGCCGTAGATGCCGGAACCGGTCTGCGCGTCCAGTTTCCTGATGAATACGCACTCGTCCTTCGGCATCTCAAACGGGATACCCAGCCGGGCATAAGGCAAAAGCATCGCGGCCGTCACCACGCTGAGCGGATACGAGTACTTCGGGAGTTCCTTGTGCATCTTCTTGAGGTTTGCGTCATTGGCCTCTTTTATGGCCTTATAAAGGCTCGGAGAGGATTTCGCGGCCAGATGCCTGTCCTGAGGCAGGCCACTGTAAAAGGAGGTGTTCACTTTCGCCCCGTTGGCATAAGTCACAATGACTCCCGCGATGATTTTACAGGAGGAGGAGGAGGAGGAGGAGAACAGGGTCAAGGTCGGGCCGAAGAGGAAATACGGGATGCCTCTGTCCGTGTAAAACTTCAGTATCCGCGACAGGATGGAAAAAGGCGGGTTGTCAACGACCACGCACCCCTCCGGATAGTCGTAGCGTTCAAAATCACCGCCGGGATAGAACGGGCGCACGAACTTCGCGCGGTCAAGCCCGTACTCGCACTCAAGCCACGCGCAGAGGGCGTCATAAATTATGGCCGGGGTGTAGCAGTCGTCCGTGGTCTTGACCAGCTCGAACTTCGCGCAAAACGCCTGATACTCCTCATCCCCCTCCAGGTCTTCGCCCACCTTCATGCGTTCGTCGAACTCCTTGCGCTTGCGCTCGTATTCATCGCGCTCATCCGCCGGGGACTCCCATTCCGGCACGCCCCAGCCCTGCAAGTCCATATCCCCCCAATCCTTGGCCAGCATGTCGGTGTCCCACTCGCCGAACGAGCCGTTGTCCTTGATGACTATCTCCCTGAGCTTCTCCGCCGGCGCGCCCGGGATGATGACGTCGGCCGTCACCTCCCTCAGCCCGAGCGACCGCGCCGCCTCCAGTCGCAGGTTGCCGCCGAGCACCACCCGCGCGTCCCCGTGACGCAGGGCGATGAGCGGACGCAACTCCAGCAGCTCCGGCGTCTCCCGGATGGACTGAGCCAGACGCTCCACCTCCGCCTTCGTCCACTTGCGCGGATTGGCCGGCAGACCGTCGACCTGTCCCCGGTTCGGCTCGAACACCCCGAGAGGAAGCCTCTCCCTCTCGAAACTTATATCCCCGACCGTCCTCATACCCTCTCCGCCTCCTCGCTCATCCTGGCGCACTCCGCGTCGTTGGCCGCGTCAATGGCCGCCCGCCGTGCCGCCTCGTCCTCAAGCCACAGCCTGCCGGCCTCCGTCAGGAGACGCAGCACGCACGTGCCGCAGTTCGTGTCCCACCGCTCCCGGAGCCCGGCGGCGGCGTTGTATGTATCCCCGATCGTCTTCAGCGCGCGGCGCCCGGGGTTGCGCACCCACCGCGACTCCACCGCCGTGCGGAAGTGCCCGGCGTAAGGCTCCAAGGCCCGGAACTGTTCTTCAGTGTAGTTCATATCTTCTCAATCATTTTGTCCACGAGGGCCGTCAGCCCCTCGCGTATGAATATCATCAACCGTCCGGCCGGAACGGACAGCAGCGACAGCAGGCAGCAGAACGCCGCCGGCAGCAGCCGCAGCCCCACCGTGCAAAGCGTCCAGATGATGCAGGACCAGAAGACCGCGCACTTCGCGCAGTCGAACGGCGGCAGGGCGCGGAGCCTCTCCACCTTCAGCAGCCTCGCGAGGGCGGCGCGCCACGACTCCGTGAACCCCGACACCTCCACGACATAGACAACCGACACCGCGATTGTCAGAAGTTGACAATAGATGTTCATGTCATTCAAATTTGTTTGCGTTGTCAATCAATTCCCGGCGGCGGGCCATCTCCGCCTCGAAAGCCTCCAGCACCCGGGCGCGGATGCGCACCACCGCCCGCCGGCAGGTCATGTGCGACAGGTGCAGCGCGCGCCCCATCTTCCTGTACGACGCGAATTCCGCGTACAGCAGGAGCATCCGCCGGTCGGCCTCCGGCAGCGCGGCCACCACCTCCTTCAGCACCGACACCCTCTCCGGGTCGGGGTCGAACACCGTCCCGTCCGGGCAGTAGTCCTCGCGGATGTCCGTCACCACCTCCTGCAATGTCCTCCCGTCCCTACGCATCCGGCCAGTCGCTCAGGCCTATCCGGGAGCACAGGCTCCGGAAACGGCGATACACATAATGGAACGGGCTGCTCGCGCTCCGGTACTGGTTGAGCACGATGCGGGCGATGAAGTTCTCCAGCTGCCCGCAGTCGCGCAGGTCGTTGAGCCGCGCGGCGTCATACGTCAGGATGACCTCATACACCAGCTGCGACAGGTCGGCGAGGTCGTCGCACATCGGGCGGTGGGCTATCCTGCACACCACCGCCTCGACCGTGCGGGCCTCCGCCAGCTCCTCCGCTATGTCCGCCGCGCTCATCATCATCTCAGGCGTCTATCCGTATGACCTTCGACACCGTGCCCGTATAGCCGCGCCTCCTCAGCTCCGCCGTGAGCTCCATGTCCGTGAACGTGTCCAGGCCGCGCCCCACGGCGCCCTCCTCCAGCAGTCCGGACCCGGAGCGCAGGGCGGCCACCGCCGACACGGCGTCATCCACATCTGCGGCGAGGGACTTCTGCGTCGCATCAAGGTGTCCCAGGGCATCCCTGAGCCCGGCGACCTCCCGGCGGAAATCCTCCAGGGCGTTCTTCATCGCCAGCATGCGCTCCTCGTTCTGCTCGTCCACGGCGCGGCGCACCTCGTCCTCCATGTCGGAGACGCTCTCCTCCGGCACGGCAGGAACCTCCTCCGGCACGGCAGGCGCCTCCTCCGGCACGGCAGGCGCCTCAGGCAGCTCCGGAATCACCTCCGGGATCTCCACCGGATATTCCGGTTTGCGCTCACCTACCTCCAGAATCTCGAACGCGCTCCCGTTCCACTCCTTCGGGGCGAGGCGCGTCCCGTCCTCCTTCACGAGGCCCCCGAACGAGTCCACGGTGTACTTGACCATATTCCCGTCCACCTCGATGCCGACGGTGTCCCCGACGGCGATGCTGTTGTACTTGCGGTCAAGCTTCCCGATGACCGTCCCCATTTTCATTCTTCCCATTTCCTGAAATTTTAATGTTGATTATCGTTTTTCCGTTTTCCGTCACTCCGGAGGCTGTCGTCGTCCTCCGGGTCAATCTCGACCCTGCCGCTGATGAACAGCAGGCCGGACACCGTGGCGACCGCCAGCAGCGCCATTATCACGGCGAAACATATCATGCCGCGTCCTCCCACCACCTGTAATACGCCGGGGCCTCGTCTGCTGTACCTGCGAGACGCTTCGTGTCCTCGTTGTAGGGGACACAAAACCTCCATGTAGTATTGGTGGCGACAACCGGGAACTCGAAATCCTTTCTGAAGAATGAAATGAAGTTACAGCGCCATCTATCGCTGTCATCATCCCTCACCAGCACCTTGTCGAACGGCTGGAGCGTCTCCGGGTCGAACCGCTCGGGTTTCGGCTTCGGGCACTCCCAGCTGTCCCAGTCGCGGTTGTCCTTTGACGGGAAGAGGAGACACTCCTCTGAGGAGTCGAAATAATGGCCGTGCTTGTCAAAATAAGTACTCCCCATTTCGTCACATGTAATAACGACACCCATGTCGTCGCCAAGTGCTACAAACCTGCACTCTCCGAACAACGGGGACCAGAGCTTTGTCCCCTTCGGACACCCTGCGAGCTTCTCGCGGAGGTCCAATGTCTTGTTTTCCTTTTTCATTTCTTTCATCTTTAAAAATGTTCGTGCCCGGCGAGGGGCTTCCACCCTCCTTGCCCCTGATCACAATGAAGACCTTACCGTAAATCCGGCGTTCCGGGCATCCGCGCCTCACGGCGCGCTTGTGGCTTCCTGCGGCCCTCTCCGTTTCCGGAGCCTGGTGGGATGCGGAGGTATCACCCGTCCGCATGGCAGGCCGCAGCCGTGTCAGTCTTTCCGGCGGCTCACTTCTGCGCTTAAATACATCTTCTCAGTCCGCCTGATGACTTCGCCCCCGTATTCGTCGCCGGTCAGGCGGAAGAACTCCTTCAGGGTGAGGCTGTCGTCCGGTTTGAGCCCGTTGCGCGCGCACCACTCCCGCCGGCCGAACTCGCAGCTGCCCGTGAGGGTGTTGTGCCATTCGAACAGGTCGCCGTATGCAGCGTCCGGGTCCGGATGCGCCGCGACAAATGCCTTGATTCTGTCCTCTATCGGCAGGTGCTGTCTGTATTTTGCTTCCGCCGCCACGAAAGCGGAATGGGTCGTATCCCCATGGGCAAAGAAATCACCCCTTTTGGCGATCCAGCACGGTTTTAGGGTCAAGTCGTCCCGAAGTATCGCCCCACGGGCTAAATCACCTTTTATCGAGGAGATGATGGTCATAATTCCGTCAATAAGGTAGACCTGCGCCCCTCGGAAAGTTTTAATGCCAAAGCCGTCACCGCAGCAGCGTCCGACACCATTACTGGTGCCGATTCTATTTCCATCGTCACAGCCACAGCCGCTACGGCTACAGTTGCCGCAGCCGTAGCCGTCGCCGTAGCCGTCGCCGATGCTGCTGCCGATGCCGACGCCGATACCGAAACCGTAACCGAAACTGTCACCGTCACCGTCACCGTAACCGAAACTGTCACCGGACTTGGCGGGCAGAAAACGCATTATATCCTCCATACCGGGACATTTTCGATGATTCGGATGGCATCTTCTGTGCATGGGATGATCTCGATGACGTCCATCACCTCCATCTCCGGAACCGTAACGGAGAATTTGCAGTTTTCCGGAAACTTCACCCCTTCCATGGCCAGCTGCGAGAGGCTCGCGGCCCCCTCCCAGTACCATATACGTCGACAGTTCCTGATTGTGACGTTGACGCCGTTCTGGGCGTCCTCACGTGCTACGACCTCGCCGTAGAACACGCCTGCGTTTTTCGCGCGAATGATTGATTTGTTTGGCATAACTGTAAAAATTAAGTCTTGGCGACTCCCGGGGAGTCGAACCCCGGGGAGGTTGTCCGGCGCCTGCTTGCTACAGATCGCGCCGTGCCCCCGTCAACCCGGACGGGCCGCTTGCGTACAATAAACAAATAAACCATTCCTCCGGACTTCACAGCCGGGAGTTGGTGGGCGGGAGGGGAGTCGAACCCCGTCCCAGGTTTGCGCCGCGAACCGCGCGGCCGTTCCCGCCCGGAGCCGTCACGGCTCCCTCATCTCTATCAGCACCTCCGTGACGTCGCGGAAGTCCAGCCCCTCGTCGATGGCCACCCGTTGTGTGTGCACGTTCGCCACCTCCGCAAGGTCGTCAAGGTTGCCCCACTCGTCTACACTTTCCCAGTTGCGCACCACATAGACCTCCGCGTCAGCTGGAAACCCCTTGAGGGCGTTCTTCAATTCTTTCACTGTCATATCTCCGTCGTTGTCATGTCAAACAAATCGAGCTGCGTGCCGCGTTGCGCCTTGCCGAGGATGAAGTCGTGGATGAAATTCCGGGCGTAGTCCGGGGAAATCATCGAGCGGTCTTCAGAGCACAGGCCCGCGTGCGTGGCGCTTTTGCAGTTCATCACACGTTTCACCTTTTTGTCCTTCTGAATGGTCAGCCCATGAGTGGGCTCGCAGTTGATGAACCAGTAGGCGGTCGGCTTGACGAAGAAGTCCCCGCGCAAAGACCTGTCGTTATCTATGACGCTCGGCGGCAGGACAAAACCGTTGGACAGGTAAGAAGACGTCCACGGGTTCTCCATTATGAGCCTCAAGCCCCTCGTCTTCGCCACCGTGAGCATCTTTATCGCCAGGGAGAAGAACCGCAGGCGGTTTCCCGCCCTTTCGAGAACCCGGCGCGTCCGTTCCTCATAAGGCAGCCCCTCAAAATGAACGTTGCTCCAACACATCGAGACCTGGGACCCGGAGCAGAAATATGTGCACGGAAAAAACGCCAGAATCAAATCCTCCTTGCTGATTGAATCAAAGACACTCTTCTGCCCCTCCCATGCGCTCTCTATCTCCCCGAACAGGTCAACCACGTGGTCGGTCTGCCCGAAATTGTCCTGTATGTCGTAATCAAATGCGGGTATCCCGAGCCTGATGAACTCGTTCTTGAACGTCCCCGACTGCTCGAAGAAGCAGTGCGCCGCGCCTTTGATTTCCATCACTCCGCCCTCCTCTCGTCAAAGCCGAACACCAGCATCGCGGCGTCCCTCTCGTGCTCGTTCGTCCGCCCCTCCCAGCCGGTGATCCGGCGGAAGGCGTCCGCGTCCAGCTTCGTGACGTTGCTCCTCGGGGCCACCGCCTCGTGGCGGATGCCCTTGTCCTGCAGGAACTCCGCCCAGATGGCGCAGTGGGCCTTCACGTATCCCGCGCCCTGCGCCCGTCCACGGTTGCGGCGCTCCTCCTGATACCACGGCACCCATGTCCGCTGCCGCGCGTCCTCGAAGCGCACAAGGATGTCCTCCGTCCCCCCGTTCAGGCGGCTCACATAGGAGAGAGCCGCCCAGAGGTGGAACGTCCCGAGCGTCTCGAGGGCCTGTTCCCCGGTGTCCCACACCGCGACCGCGGTGTGGACGCCCGTGTCTATGCCTATCACCTTCATAGCGCGTCAGAATGGGAGGTCGTCCTTCGGCTCCGGGTTGAGGTTGCCCTCCTCGTCGAACAGAGGCTTCGGTGCCGCCGGACGGGCCGGGGCTTTCGGTGCCGGGGCCGGTGCCGGGGCGGATGCCTGCACAGGTGACGGTGCCGGAGCAGGGGCCTGCGTCCTGTCCGGGAACACCTGCGCGCTCCTCGGCTGGCCGGACGGCACCCTCTGCCCGTCCTCCTGACGCGAACTCATCAGCACGACCTCCTGCGCCACTATCTCCGTGACGTACCTCTTCTCCCCGCCCTGGTTCGTGTACTCCCGATAGCGGATGCTCCCGCGCACCAGGAGCCTGCTCCCCTTCGTCACATACTGCTCGATGATCTCCGCCCTCGGGCTCCACGCCACGACGCGGTGCCAGTCCGTGAGCTCCCCGTCCCTGGTCTTCTGACTCGTGGCGAGGCTGAACTCCGCCACCTTGTTCTCGCCTATCTGCCGGACGTTCGGGTCTCCGCCCACGTTACCGACCAGCACTACTGAATTGAAACTCGCCATAATTCTTTTCCTTTTATTTTGAAACTTTTGAAACTCCGCCTGAAACTTTTTTATTCCCGGCGCGCCGCAGTTCAAGCGATATGCGGCGCTCCGCGTTCTGCAACTTCAGATTTCCCCCGGATTCGGCCCGTATTATGGCCAGATTCCGCCTTATGGACTCAAGACGGGCATCGGATAGCACAACCCCGTTCATAGCCGTAAATCCGCCCCTTTTGCGCGGAGATGGCCGAAGAACATCGACAGCAGCTCCCGCTTGCAGTCCCAGTCCATCATCCCGTCCGTGTCCTGCGCCTTGCCCACGATGCGGAACATCTCCGCCACCGACCCGAACCGCGCGGCCTGCGCCTTGCGGAGGCGGCTCGCCCTATAGGCCTGCTCCACCGCCTCGGCCGTGGGCCTCAGCACCCCCGCCCGCATCAGGCGGTCGCACACCATCGCCGCGAACCCGTTGGTGACTATGTCCAGACGCCCTTCGCGCTTGTAGTCCTCCCAGGCCTGGAGGGCCGACTCACGCTCCGCCTTCTCGTTCGCCTCCGCCAGCATCTCCGGCGTCATCAGCTCCTCGGCCCTCGGCCCCCTCGACCGCGACAGGCCGAGCATCACGTTCTTCCGGGGCTCGCTCTGGCTGTAGGCGTCCAGCCACCGCAGGCAGTTCGCCGGCGTCGGGCGCGTGTCCCGGCCCCACTCGCCTGCGGCCCCGGACTCTATCGCCAGGGTCACCTCGGCCGCGCACATGCCCGGGAACCGCGTGCGTATCTTCGGGGTTATGGCCTCCGCGATCCTCTCCGCGTTGGAGTCCAGGTCGTCCGCGACCGTGAAGCCCGACATCACCAGAAGGGAGCGCACGGCCATGTGTACCGCAGCCCTGACCTCACCGGGCGAGAGCACCGACAGCATCCGCGACCCCGTGCGCGCCTGCCGTATCTCCGTCTCAGTGATCATAGCCGTTGTCCTCCCCGTCCTTTATTTGCCCTATCTCAAAGATCTTCCGCTGGTTCTCCGCGTAGTCGAAAGTCAGGTCTATCGCCGGGCGCAGCTTCGGGCGCTCGAACGCCGGGCGCGCCCTCGCCGCGAACTGCCTGTCCCTGCTGGCCCAGGTGCGCAGCCTCGCGGCCATGTCCCATGTCTTCTCCCCCTGCCACCGCAGCAGCTTGCGCCCGACCGGGTTCGTGTACGGCTCCGTCCAGTAGTCGCAGAAGGCGTCCATCATCTCCTTCGTGTAGGTGGCGCCGCCCTCGGCCTCGGCCCTCTCGCGGAACTCCCGCTTGGCGTCAGCCACCAGCTCCTCACGCGTGCGCGCACACGCGGTAGATTGATTACTTTTATATATATCTTTATTATCGTCTTTTATATAAGGATGTACCCCGTTTCGGGGTAGGGTATCACCCCCGTTTCGGGGTAGGGTTACCCCCGTTTCGGGACCACCCCCGTTTCGGGGTAGGTCATGCGGGACAACGGCCATATAGCCACATCTCGTCACACCGTTCATCACAAATGTCCGTTTGTTGAGCAAGCCTCGCTCTATTAATTTCGCAAGCCTTTCAGAGCAACGACTGTCAGACGTGTGTATCCACTCTGCAAGCCTCGCAAGGCTGCCCGTAAATTCATTCTTCCCATCCTGACTAAATCCATAGATAAGGGCATAAATGAGTAGATCATGCCCGGATAATTTCAAATCATCCATCATCCACCCAAGGATGACTATAAATCTGTCGCCCTTCATCGTATCTGCACGTTTGGGGATTCGACCACCTGGCACCCCTCCGGGCGCTCGTCCTCCGGCAGAGCCTTGAGCATCGTCGCGTTGACCTTGAACTCCACGTCCAGCCATGCCGGCAGACTGGACCGGAACGCCTGCAGGCGCTCAAGGTACGGCCCAAGCAGCAGAGCCTCGTCCGTCTCCACCCTCTTCGTGGTGGTGTAGTAGACGCTGTGGAGCTTGCCGCTCTTCGCGCCGCCCAGACGCGTCACCTCCGCGAGCCTCATCGCCTCGTCGAAGTTCTGCTTCCAGAAGTCCACGGAGCGCCCCAGGCGGTTGACGCGCGCCATGCAGCGGTCGAGCACCCTCTTCTGCTCCTCCTTGACGGCCTTGACCTCCGCCTCCGCCACCTTCTTCTGCGCCGCCTTGTTCAGCGCGATCTCCGCGTAGGCGTCCGAGTTGTCCACCATCTCCCGGAGGCAGTCCTCCTTCAGTGCCTGGAGCTCCGCGAGCGCCCGCTCCCGCTCCTCGGTGTCGGCGGTCACCTCGCCCCCGTTCTCGTCATACATCTGCTCCAGCTCGGCGGCCAGGGCGTCGGCGCGCTCGCTCATCTCCGCGAAGCGCCCGGAAAGTGTGTAAAAATTCTCCATGATTACTGTTCCTTTTTCGCTGCCTGCCCGGCCGCAGCGGCGGCCACCCTGCTGAACGTGTCAGGGCTGTCCCACTGGTAGCCGTTCCACAGCTGGTTATACTTTTTCTGATTGAACTCCCCCGTGGCAGGGTCGAAGTGCGGCGCCAGCCAGTCCACGAGGCTCTGGAGCTGCCCGGCCTCCAGCATCTCCGCCGTCACCGCCGGCTTCGTCTTCTGCGCCTGCATCCGCTTCACCGGCTGCTCCTGCGCGGTGGCAGCGACGCCCGGGTTGTACTTCGTGCGGTCGCTGCTCCAGTAGACGTCCGCCGCCATGCCGAGCTTCTTGCAGGCCACGCTCAGCGCGTCCGTCTCCGCCATCTTGAAGGCCTCGTCGTTGATGCCGTCACCCTGCCCCTTGCCGCACTGCTTGCTCCCGCCGACGCCCTCGATCGGCTCCGTCCATTCGCCGTTGATGCGCACGCGGAGCTCCAGGCGTATCCACGCCACGCTCTCCCCGTTGTCGCGCTCCACCCAGTGCTCCGTGATGCGGGTCGTCCACCCGTAGCCGCACAGGCCGAACTGCGCCGTGAGCATCTTGATGCGCCACATCGGGTTGATGTCCGTCTTGCCGACGAGCTTGCCGGCCTTTATCGGGCGCTGCGCCTCCTGCGGGCACGCCGCCCAGTTGTTGTAAAATTCAAGATTGTTCATAAGAGCGAGAGTTTTTTGTCGTTGTCTATCCGCGCCTGCCTGTCCTCCGCGTTCATCCGCAGGATCTCGTCGCGCAGGCGTCTCCCGAGGCCACCGTCGAACATCCCCCAGGACGCCGCGCGCCACACCAGCGTCTCGTCGTAGGCCCTGTCCCCCTCTGGCAGGAAGGTGACCGCTATCGCCATCTCCCAGTGGTCGGGCGTGTGGTTGTTGTTGACCGTGTAGCCGCGAATGCGGCCCCGTTCCCAGAGGTTCATCGCCTCCATCTCCATCTGATGGAGCTCGAGGGTGTATTTGTTTTTTATCGCTATTTCCATATCTTTGTGTCCTTAGCGTGTAAAAGTTCCGATACTTTTCCACGGTTATTGTTTATCCGGCGTCGCCGGCCGTGAGGCCCGCGGCGCTTCATTCGTCTTCTCGTGCGCCGCCCAGAGGGCCACCGCCAGTGGCAGCGCCCACACGCGGCCCGAGAATGTCAGCAGGAGCGCGCCCGCGCATCCCAGGAGCGTCAATATTCTCAGTAACATAGCCTCCACCAGTTTATCAGATCCTGGCCGAGCCACACCCTCCGGCCGTTCGCCTTCCGCACCCTGTACGGGAGCCGCCCCGCGTCCGTGCGGTTTGACGCCTTCGTGACGGTGGACTTGTTCACACCGAGGATGGCGGCGGCCTCGCTCAGCGTGTACAGGCCGGTCCGCTCGCATACGGGTTCCGTGCTCGTCATTCCGCACCCCCTTCGGCCTCCGGGGCCGCGTTCCTCCTGTTCCTCGGGGTCAGCGCCCCGATGCCCACCAGCGCGCGGCGGACACCGGCGGCCGAGTGCAGGCCGCCGCATCCCCTGCGGGCCATCTCGAGGAGCACCTGCTGCGTGGTGCTCCCCGGGTACTGCCGGAGCAGCTCCTCGAACTGCTCCCTCAGGCGGAGGTCGCGCTGCCTGCGCGCCCTCTGCGCATAAGTCATCAACGGCACTCGTTCCATTGCCATAAATTTACTGAATTTTTGTGAACTTGCTGAAATAAAAATGAACTTCCACCCCAAAATTTTTTACTGCTCTTCGCAGTTGTCAAGTATTGACTTCAAGGCGGCGCGATACTTCTCCCCCTCTTCGCTGTCATCTTGCAGCGAATCCCCGACGGCTGTAATGATTTCCCTGACGGGATTACTGAGCGTCGCATACAGGGCGAGCGTATTCTCCAGCTCTATTTGAGTCCCGCGGAGGCACATATTGATGTGCTGGTCGGCGACGAGCGCCACGAACAGCGCCGCGTTCTTGTGCTGCTCCGCGAATGTCTGCAGAAGTCCGATAGCCTTCTTGACCTCTTCGATGGTGACGGTTTTCATCTCTTCCATTGTGTCTCTTGTTTCCATTTCCTTGATTCTTAAAAATTTTACTATTTTTGCAATCGCTTTTGTATTGCTTTCGGTTACAAAGTTAATTTTTATTTTTGATTACGCAAAATAAATATGAAGTTTTTTTGAACTATGAGACAAAAAGAATTTACGCCTGGCCCGCAAGGGCGAGAAATACGGGATTTTTTTGACCGACATGGGATAAAATACAGAGATGCCGCCGATAGAATAAGGGTGTCCGCTTCAGTGATGAGCGGGATACTTGCCGGCAAAACTTCGATTGGCAAGCAGCGCGCCTTCGCGCTGCATGACGCCTATGGATTCGACGTCACCTTCCTCCTGACGGGCGTCGGCTCCCTCATCCCGGGGGAGGGCAACGCCTACGCCGCGCCGGAGCCCAAGGCTCCCGGGCATGAGGACGCCCCGGGACTCCCCGCCGGGGCCGTGCCCCACGGGTGGCTCGCCGACTTCCCCGCCATGATGTCGCGCCTCGACGACATCGCCCGGAGGATCTCCGCCATACAGGACGACATCCGGGAGTTCCGCCGCGACCAGGGCGGAGGAGACCCGGAGAAGGAGCGACTGTGGGAGCTCGTGGGCCGGCTCACCCGGGCCGGGGACGCCGCCTCCGGAAAGGACGCGGACGGGGGAAAATCCGAGAAAGACTGAACGGGGACTGCCGCCCCTCAACGGCCTCGACAAGCAAAATGATGACAACTAAATATTTACGGGCAACCGCTACTGGTTTTGCGGA